ACAAAGTCTCAACAAAAATATTTAGACGATCAACAAAGACAGGTTGAGATGGTGTTTGAACAATTACAACAACCTACAAAAGAGACAGGAATTAGAGGCACACAGTCTGCAAAAATTCTTAACATGCAAGGTAAAGAGATAACTCCAGGATCTAAAATTATGGGTGGTAAGGCTGTTGATGATAAAATGATTGATGATGCAATTGAAAATGCATCACCAGGATTTGCAAAGGGAGATACTAAATATAATGCAGAACTTGTTGCAGAAGATTTAGCAGAACGAATGGGTTTAGTTTACGATGATCTTGATACAAGACAAAGGATAAAAATTTATGGTCAAGCGTATGATCGTCTATCAAAAAGAAATTTTCAAGTAAGGCAAACAGAAAAACAAATTGCTGAAAGGTTAAACAGAGAAAACAAACAAGCAGTTGGTAACATACGTAAGAAAAACTTAAGAGATGATATCTCTAAACTTGAGGCAGATAGAGATGCTCGAGCTCTTCAATTAGAACAAAGAGGTGTTGAAGATTTTGAAACAGATAATTTATACAATAAGATAAATGAACAGATAAATGATTTAGAATTAAAACTAGATTTTGAAGACATGGTAGATCCAGAGGATTTAGCAACAGGTGGACGTGTTGGTTTAAAAGCTGGTATGTCTAAGAGAGCATTTTTAAAACTTTTAGGTGGTGCAGCTGCAGGTATTGGTGCACTTAAAACTGGAGCATTAAAAATGTTTGGTAAAGAAGGAGCTAAAAAAGTTGCAACAGATACTGTAACAACAGCACCTGTTTCAGGTAAACCAGCATGGTTTGATTCATTGGTTAACAAAGTAATACGAGAAGGCGATGATGTTACAAAAAGATTTGCAACTAAAGAAAGAGAAATTGTTCACATTAAAAAAATTGATGAGGATAACACAGTGACAGTTACACAAGATCTTGATGAGGGTATTGTAAGAGTCGAGTATGACAGTCCTACAAATACGTTTGAAGACACTGTTCAACTACAATATAAAAAACCATTACCAGATGAGGGTAATCCAAATCCAAAAGCAGAGTTTACTACAGCAGAGTCAGGTCCTGTCGGCAGACAAGTAAGTCCTGATGATTATGATATGGATATAGATGAAGTTGGTGGTACAAGTATTAAAGATTTAGATTCTGATGTTTCAAAACTAAAAGAATATGCAACAGGTCAAAAACCAACGTTAAAAGAAATTGTTCAAAACAAAAAAAGAAAAGACAAAGCTCAAAGAATAACAGACGATCCTGAAGAGCAATCAGATGCAGTGGTTAGAAGACAAGGTGAAATGCTTGATTATGACAGACCTGATGATGACTTTGCATCAGGTGGTATCGCTAGAATGCTAGGAGAATAATGAATCCAAAAGATTACTCACAGATGATGGCATATCTCACACGACCAGCCATGGCTCGTGGTGGACGGATCGGGTTTAGAAACCGTGGTTCAGTTATCACTGAAGATATGCAGAAAAAAAGTGCAGAGGCTATAAAAGTAAAAGCGACTAACAAATTAAAAAATTTTGTAGAAAAATTTAAATTAGAAAATGATGGTGAATTACCAACTCAACAACAAATTATGAAAGCAGTTGGAGGTAAGTCATCTAGCATACAAAAATATTTAGAAGAGGGTGTTGATTTTAAAAAACGTATAACTAAACAAGAGGCAGGTAGATTAGCGGGCCTTAAGTCAGGAGAAGTAAGAGCGGTTCCAGAAGGTCAAGATCCTTCTTATGTAAAAAGAAATAAAACTTTAGATGAGGCAAGTAAATTTTTAAGTAAACAAGATGATGCTGATTTTAAAAAAATTAACGCTGGTAAAAAAGCCATAAATAAATATTTTAAAAATAAACCAGAATTAATTAATACAACAAAATTTGGTAAAAATATTAAACAACTTTTAGCTTTAAGAATGGATAAAGATACAGGAAATATTTTTTCTAAAGTAAGACCAGATAGTTATTATGAAAATTTAGCAAGAAGAGGAAAATTATTTGACATATTTGATATCAAAGCTGTTAAAGAAGGAGGAAGAAGTTTAAGGTTTCCTACAAATATAAATATAGCTCCAAGCCAATTTAATCAAGTATTTATACAAAACCAAGTGGGTAAATTTTTTGCAAAAGGTATAAATGAAGAGGCCGTAAAAAATGTAGAAAATTTATTAAAAGAAAGAAACATTAGAGTTAAATTACCAAACGTTGGTTATTTAGGACAAGATAATCCAGTTGCTGTTGACAGAACAAAAGGAACTTTTCCAAAAATAACTGACACTTTAAAAAAAATGGATGCTCCAAAAGAAATATTAGATTTATTTGAAACAAAAGATTTAAACAAACCTTTATCAGAATTAGCAGCAAACATAGATCCAGAGGGTTGTGGTAGAAAAACAGGTGCTACAGGTGGGCGTGTTGGTTTAAAATTTGGTAGCACAGAATGTGCAGCAAAAGCTAAAAAAAGATTAGATCAAATAATTTTAAGAGGCACTAAAAATAAATCAGAACAAGTGTTAGCAAATCAAATTTTAAAAATAGGCCGTTCTCTAAAAGACATAACGTCTATAAGAGGAACTTTGGGTCCAGCAGCTTTAGCTTTTACTGCAGCTACAGAAGCAGGGTTAGTAGGTTATGATATGTTAGCAGAGGGTAAAACATTTAGAGAAGCAGTCGGCGATAGTGTTTTTAATTATGCACTTGGACCTAAAACAAAAATTGATTCTGTTCAAGAGAGAAATAAAAGATTTAGAAAATTAGGTGTGAGTGAAGAGGATATGGGTAAAATAGGGGCATATGAAAGTGCATTACAAGGCATAGAACAATTTGATAAAACTTTTGAAGAAGCTCAAACAGCACAGCAAAGATTAGATGAAGCAAATATGGCAATTGACCCAACTTTGTTTCCTGGAACAATTAATGAGTTACAAAAAAATTTAAACACAGCTAGAGCAAACGTGCAAGATCTCTATAGGGCAGGAGATCCTTATCAAAGATTAGCTCCTGCGATTGAACCTACAGGTCTAGCGGCTTTACAAGAAGCACAAAAATTAACAACTGTTGATAAATTAACATCAGCAGGTCCAAAATTTTTTGGTAAAGTATTTCCAAAATATGAAGAGTCAAGACAACAGAGAATATTAGATGCATCAGCTGTAGAGAATCCAGGTGCAAAATTATTAAGAGATCTTGGATTATTTGGCTCTGGATTTGCAGGCGGCGGTATAGCAAAAGAGGCAGGCGATCCATCAGGTGCTATGTTAGAATCCATGAACCCAGACTCACAAGGGTTGCCAGGTCTATTAAAACGTGGTAGGAAAGGATAGGAGTATAAATGGCAGATATAGATAAAGGACTCCCGAACACTAGAACTAAACTGGATATCCCTTCAGAAGAGGAGATAGCAGAAGAAGTTGCAGTTCAGGAACCAGAAGAATTAAAAGGACCAGTTGAAGTTATCCCTGAAGAGGATGGCGGTGCAACACTGGACTTTGAACCAGGTGCAATAAATATACCGGGCACAGAATCACATTTTGATAATCTAGCAGATATTTTACCAGATGATGTTTTAGAACCTGTAGGTAATGACATGGTTCAAAATTACATGGATTACAAAGCGTCTAGAAAAGATTGGGAAGAGTCTTACAAAACAGGTTTAGATCTTTTAGGATTTAAATATGAAAATAGAACAGAACCATTTCAAGGAGCTTCAGGTGCAACACACCCAGTATTAGCAGAAGCAGTCACACAGTTTCAAGCACAAAGAGTACGAAGCAGAGTTTGATTCTATGTTATTTCATTTACCACTTGCAGGATCCACATTTAAAAAAGTTTATTACGATGTTCCACTTGGAAGAGTGGTATCTAAATTTGTACCAGCAGATGAATTGGTTGTGCCATACACAGCAACTAGTTTAAATGATGCAGAGTCTGTTATTCATGTAATTAAAATGTCTGAAAACGAATTAAAAAAACAACAAGTATCAGGTTTTTATAGAGATGTAGAACTGGCGCCACCAGGAAATGTTGAACAAAATTCTGTAGAAAAAAAAGAAAGAGAATTAGATGGCACTAAAAAAACTGGTAAACAAGAACCAGTTTATACTTTGTTAGAGTGTCATGTAAATTTAGACTTAGAAGGTTTCGAAGAAGTCGGTGCTGATAATCAACCGACTGGAATAAAATTGCCCTACATTGTAACTGTAGAAGAAGGCAGCCGAGTAGTACTCTCCATACGGAGAAACTATGCGCCCAATGATC